GCAGAGATCGAGCGCCTGGGCAATCTCTGCTACGACTACATCGGCGAGCTCACAGCCCTGCGCGCTGCCAAGCAGATGCAGCAACGAATCGACGAGCTCAAGGAGCGAAACAAATGACCGACATCAACGACCTGCTGATCGACGCCGAGAAAGTGATGCGCCAGTGCCAACGCGGCACAAGGAACTACCAGGAAGCCAACGACCTGCACGCACAGTGCTACGGAACCATCGGGGCCCTGTTGATCGAGCTCAAAGCCATGATCGTGCTCCACGGACCACGGGCCGAGAGCGCGCAGCAAGACCTTTTCGGAGGACCCAATGCTGACTGACAAGGAATTGAGCGAGCACCTGGCCCGCGTGGCAGGGGCCGAATCCGTGACGCTGCCCGCCGACACCTGGCAAGAGGTCCTGCAAGAGCTGGAGCAGCGCCGCCGGGGCGACTTCATCCGCGTGGGCAACTACTATTGCAAGGCCTTCCAAGGCGGGGAGAATTACTGGATCGGGAACACCGAGACCGGCGAGGGCATGGAGATCGGCCACCACAAGCTCTACCGCTACATCAACGACATCTGGAACAAGGAGTTCTAACCATGCGCCCAGCAAACTTCACCACCGACGATCCCCCCTGCAAGATCGACAACCTCGAACTGGCCGAATACGTCCTCGCCCTGCGCCGACGCATCGAAGTCCAAAACGACCTCGCCACCTCCCTGGCCACAGAAATCCAACACCTCAAAACCGAAATCGACAAGCTCTCCCTAGACCTCGGCATCCGAGACGGACAAGTCGGCCCAGCTTGGCAAGAGGTGCGGCCGTGAACGGCACCTTCGACAGCTTCCAGGAATTCCAAGAAGCCATCCGCAAAGAGCTCGAACCACGGACCATGGTCCAGGTCCTTGTCCTCACCATCGACAACCAAAGGATCGCCTGCATCGGGCCCGTGCTCCACGTGCCACCCCTGGGCCTGAACGTCGGCGACGTCCAGGAAATCGAGTTCGGCGAGGTCATCCCCGCAAAACTCGCCGCCCAGCTCTTCAACGGGGAGTTCACCGGTGGGGTCAAGCAATAAAAAACCCCGCCAGGGTCGAGCTGGCGGGGTCCAAGGCCTTACTTGGCCAGGTAGTCGAGATTGAACCAGTGTCCGTGGTCCGAGGCCCAGGTGAAACAGCCCGCCGATGATTCAGTGAAGGCATACCGCCATTTCTTCTCATCGAACCAGACCGGGTCATAGCCCCGGTAATCCACCCCCAGCTTGGCCAGCATCTTGCTGGCTGCAGCCGCCCGCTCATGGCCCTGTTCAGGGCTCCCGGACGCCGGGAGTTCGAGCTCGATCCACACGCGATTCTTCGTGTTCATACTTTCTCTCTTTCTGTTAAAGAACATCGCCAGCCCAGGATTGAGCTGACGTTGTCATTATACCACAGTCCGATTAACTTGTCAACATGCCAGTTTATCAGGTGGGAAGTAGGGTTTACCCTGGGTCAAGGACCACGGACCGAGGGTCAGGGAGGGGTTGGGGGCCAAATTTCGCTGTTTTAGTAGGATTTTTTCCAAGAACATGTGTTGTTGTGAAAAAATTTTGAAAAATGACGTAATAGACGTAATGGTGTAAGAAGTGAATGAAATCAAGGTGTTAGGAGTGTACAGAGACTTACACTGTGTCTACAGGTGTAATTTCTTATAAAAGTCGCGCGCGGGTACTTTTTTGAAAAATAAATTCTTTGTTGGTCTAAAAAAGCTATATAGAAACCCAAAAATCGGACGGGGTAGGCGGAGGGAGCCCCTGGGTGGCGCGCGCCATCTGGTATGTTGTAAACTGATGGCATGTTGAAAATCGAGAGCCACGTGCCGCTGCCTTACTGGCACAAACGAGAGAAGTACCCGTTCTATGACATGCGGGTCGGGGACAGCTTCCTGCTGACCGAGCGCCGCCTGGTCAAGAACGCACGCTCGGCCGCCTGGATGTTTTCCAAGCGGCACGATGGCGTGAAGTTCTCATGCCGAAAGGCCGAGGGCGGCTGGCGCATCTGGAGGATCGCCTGATGAGCAACAAAGACGAGAAGTTCTTGGCCGGCAAGCCCCTGGGCGGTCGCCCGGCCGTGGTGGAGGAGCGCATCAGCGCCCCCGTGAAGCCCCATAAGCCCCGGGTCCTGACTGCGCAGGAATGGAAGTTCGTCGAGGAGTTCGTCAGCGGGGACGGCCACGTCACGCTGAAGGAAGCGGCCATGCGGGCCGGGTACTCTGAGGTCTGGGCGAAGAACCGGGCCCGCGAGCTGACCGACCCGGACAAGAGCCCGCACATCGTCGCCGCGATCCAAGAGCGCCGGCGCGAGCTGGGCGAACAGTACGGGACCACCTTCGAGCGGCACATGCGCGACCTGCAGCTCATCCGCGACCAGGCCCTGGCAGCGGGCGCGTATGGCGCGGCCGTGCAGGCAGAGTACCGACGCGGGCAGGCCCTGGGCACGATCTACATCGAACGCAAGGAAATCCGGCACGGGACGATCGATTCCATGAGCAAGGAAGAGGTCATGCGCAAGCTGGAGGAAATCAAGAAGCTGTACGGGAGCGGCCCCGTGATCGACATCACGCCGACGCAGATCGAGAACAGCCCCGACGTTGAAACCGTGGAGGTCAAGGATGCCAGCGAAACCGGAGAGCGCCCTGTATCGACGGGTGAGAGAAAATCTCCCAAACTGCCATATCACCCGCATTGAGTCGCGCGTAAACCTGGGCATCCCCGACTGCCTGATCGCCTTCCCGCATGGCGAGTTCGTCATGCTGGAGCTCAAGGTCGTGAAACGCGGCCGCAAGGTGAACCTGAGCCCGCACCAGGTCGCCTTCCACCTGAAGCACGCGGACCTGCGCTGCCCGACCTACGTCCTGGTGCAGTACTACCCGCCCAAGGCCGGCACGGTCGCGGGCTCGGAGCTGTTGCTGTACGCGGGCGACCAGGTCCTGGAATTGTCGAAGCTGGGCATTGAGCTGCAGCCGGTCGGCCGTTGGCCCTGGACGGGGGTCCCGTGGCACGTCCTGCGCCAGGCCCTGTTGACGGAGTAACGCGCGGGCACCTATACTGTCGCGGTCGGGGTCGTCCCGACGTTAGAAAGGAGAAAGCAAAATGCACGGATATATTGCCTTTTATCGTGGCCAGCGCGTCGAGGTCTTCGCGTCTTCGTCCTATGAGGCCCAGCAAAAAGCGGCCGCCCTGCTGAGGGCGCGCAAGTCGCACGAGGTCGCCGTCGTCCTGGCGGAAAAAGACGGGCACGCGGTCACGCACTCGCCCGCGATCCTTTGAAGGGGCCCGCATGCGAAAAGGCCCGCAGTTCAAACCGGGGCCCCTGAAAATGACCAGGCCCCCGGACGCCCAGAAAACCGGTTTTCGTCTGCTGTTGTTTCTGCTGATCCAGCGGATTATTCGCGGCCGCCGTTGACCTGTTGACAGTTGACCGAAAACCGAAATAGAATCGAACCAGGTCGGGCGATCCTGCCCGGCCGCTAGAAAGTGAGAAAGGATAGAACCATGCCAGTGATCAGTGACACCCTGTTGACCGTGACCTTCCCGAACGGTCGGCGCGCGGTCTTTTCAGTTCAGCCCCAGCACGTCCCCCGGGACGATATCCCCGAGTCCTACGCCTGGCCCGCTCAGTACGGCCGCCAGGTCGCGATCGAAGGGCCCGGGGGCGACTGGTACAGCTCCCCCGGCGAGAAAATCACCGACTTGCGCACGATCGCCCTGATCGAGCGCGCCCAGGTCCTGCCCGCTCCCGACGCGATCGCCCGCGACTGGACCGGGGCCCCGTTGACTTACCGCGTGCCCGGCCTCGGCCGTTTCACGTCGGGCAAATAAGGGGGCCGCCATGCTGAAAACTGTCCGCACGTCCGCGAACAAAAAGACCGGCCCGATCGCGGTCACCTACCGGGCCGGCGCGCATGCGGTCTTCGGGACCTGCCCGAAGAGCTGCCCGCTCAATCCGAAGGGCGACCAGGGGGCCGACCTGGTCGATCGCGAATATCTCGCGGCCGTCCGCCAGGCCGTGCCGCGTAATGGCCAGGCCTGGACCTATTCGCATTTTCCGGCCGAGCTGTTGCCCGTGCCCGCGAAGGGCGAGACCGTGATCAATGCGAGCTGCGACACGGCCGACCAGGCCGTCGCGGCCGTGCGGGCCGGTCGCCCTGCGACCCTTGCCGCTCCCGCCGACTCGGCCGACGCCTGGCCCCAGCGCGTCGACGGGGTCCGCTTCGTTCGCTGCCCGGCCGAGACCTCGGACGCGGTCACCTGCGCGAGCTGCGGCGGCGGCCGCCCGTTATGCGCCCGGGGGTCGCGTGACTTCGTCGTCGTCTTCGTCGGCCATGGCCAGGCCGCGCGCCTGGTCGGCCAGGACCAGGCCGGCGGATGCTACGGGACGAGCGGCCCGGTCGCCCTGGCCTGGCACGGGACCCGCAAAACCGGGGCCCCCGACGACGCGGCCGAGCTGTTGCGGTTCGCCCGTTCGCTGCCGCCCGGGTCGCTGTTGCGGCATCACGTCGTCGGCGATCTTGGGGCCGCTTGACGAGCTCGGCGAAAATCGCCGACAATGAAGACCCGGGGCAATTCCGCCCCGGGAAA